TATTTGATAATGAGTTAGCAAGGTCACAATCTTTTTACCATGAAAGATATACTACTGGTGCTAATAGATTTGTAAAAGAAATTATTCTTAATCCTAGTACTGCGGAAGCTAACAGACCTTTATGGCTTTCAACACCTTCAGCACAGCTACTATTTCAGTTTGCAGGATATCCTACAGTATTTAATAACACTATACTTAAAAGATTTTCAACTGAAGCATTTAATAGTCCAATGCAATCTATACCTAAAGTTTTACCAACTGTATTATTAATGTCAGGTGTAGCTCATATTGGTAATACTATTAGAAGTCAAGGTGAAAACTTAAAAGACTATGAAACTGGACTAGATAAAGATAATGGTAAAATAATACTTGAAGCTGTTCGTAGGTGGGGTGGTTATGGTCCATTTGATTATGCCGCAAAATTTGATAGTGAATATGACAGAAATGCAGGAGATGTGACATCAGTATTAAAAACTTTTGCAGGTCCATTGCCTCAAGACTTTATTGATGGTATACTATACAGAAAAAATATACCAGAAATAATAATTACTAATGTCCCAGGCTATGGTTTAATACCGCCTGATATCCGTAAAGAAATGAGAAGTGTGGCACGTGGGACAACTACTAAAACTAAAAAGTATAAAGCTAAACAATATGCAAGAGGTGGTATCGTTACTAATGTACCTAATGTAAAAGACGAACCAGACGAAATGATTAATAGGCAAACAGGATTACCGTTTAACGCATCCTCAGAAGCAGTACAAGATTTGGAAGATAGAGAGTTAAAATCTCAAATGAAAGGACTAGGATTATGAATATAGAAGAATGTAAACAACAAATAACAAGGCACGAAGGTGAGGTATTAAAAATCTATGAAGATAGTTTAGGGTATAAAACTCTAGGCATAGGACATTTATGTCAGCCCGAAGACCCTGAATATACTTGGGAAGTAGGAAAGCCTGTAACACAAGAAGTAGTAGACTTATATTTCGCAGATGACTTTGATAAACATTATAGAGAAACAATACATATCTATGGTACTGTACCTTCTTTTAATAGATTACCAGAGCCAATACAACATGTCTTAGTCAACATGTGTTTTAACTTAGGTGGCACAAGACTTGCAAAGTTTAAGAATATGTTTAAGGCTTGTAAGGAAGGAGATTGGAAACAGATGGCTGTTGAAATGGAAGACAGTCGTTGGTTTAATCAAGTCGGTGGACGTAGTAGAGAATTACAATTAATGGTACTGGGAGTAGCCGAATGAAAAACTTATTGAAGAACATAGTGGGGGCAGTAGCTCCTACATTAGGGACTGCGTTAGGTGGTCCTATGGGTGGTATGGCGGCAAACATGATAGCTGATGTACTCGGTTGTCCTAACACCCCCAAGGCAATTGAGAAGGCTGTAGCGGAAGCAACACCTGAACAAATGCTAGAACTTAAGAAAGCTGAGAATGCTTTTGAAATCCAGATGAAAGAACTGGACGTAGATGTATTTAAATTAGAAACTGAAGACAAGCAGGATGCTCGTGGAAAGTTTTCAAAGGATTGGACAGCTAGGATAATGGGCATTACAGTTGTAGGAGGATTCATGGGATATATATTCCTTGTTACTTTACAACCCCCAGAACAAAACTCCGAAGCTCTTATTAACTTAGTACTAGGTTATCTTGGTGGATTAGCTAGTGCCGTTATTAGTTTTTATTTTGGAGCATCACATACCCCTAAAGAATAATGTCTGAAGCAGTAACATTTATAACAGAAGTCGGATTCCCTATTGCCGCCGCAATGGGTTTAGGCTGGTTCGTGTCAAAATTAATTAACAGAATTATTGACGGCATGGAAACTAAGTTAGACACGCTAGATGACAAAGTTCAAACAAGTTTAGATACTATGGAAGAAAGAGTATCTACAAAACTCGACAGCCAGTATGGTATTATTGTGTCATTAATCGACAGAGTAAGGGCTTTAGATAATCAATCCATACGCCAAGATGTACTACTTAAAACATTACTAGGAGTACCCAACTTAATTAACCCAGAAGAAATAGCGAAAGCTGATAGAGAAGACCAGAGGAAAGATTAGAAATGAAATTGAAGTTAAAGCCCACATTCAGAAGCCATAAGGCAGAACGTAATTGTATGTTCTGTATTTTCTTTTGGTGCATGTCGGTAGTTTTTTGGTCAGGATATACACTGGCTGATGAGGTAGTATTTAAATTTAAAAGCCCTAGTTTTAATGGCAACAATACTAGCTCACATTATTTAACAATAGAGAACCAAGAGCATTCAAGAAAGCTTAGTCTTAAGGCAGAGCTAAAAGCTTTACAAGATGAGATTGCTAGGGACAAAGAGAACACTACACTTGCTAGGTTTGTACGTAACTTGGAGTCTAGAATTTATGCACAGTTATCACGACAGTTAGTTGAAAATTTATTCGGAGAAAATCCTAGCACAGAGGGGACTATAGAATTAGAAGGTAATACCATTACTTATTCAAGTGACGGTGTATATATAACATTAACGATAACGGATTCAAATGGAGAAACTACGACTATTACTTTGCCTATCGGTACTTTTACTTTCTAGTTGTGCAGTCTTTGAGGCTAATGACGATTTATTTTTAACCAAGAAAATACAACCCACCTCAACCCTAGATTTACAATCCACAGTATTAAAGAATCTACCTGCCGCTAAGAATAAACCTACCATAGCTGTATACCCTAATAGTTTTAAAGACTTAACAGGGCAACGAAGAAGCAACAGCACGTTTGCTTTGTTTAGTACAGCAGTTACGCAAGCACCTGAAGCATTTTTAATTAGGGCTTTTAAGCATACAGCTAACGGTAATTTCTTTAGGGTCGTAGAACGTGTAGGTCTTGATGACCTTACAAAAGAACGACAACTTATTAGAAGCACTCGTAAAGAATTTGAAGAAGATAATAAGTTAAAGCCCTTACTATTTGCAGGGCTTTTAGTTCAAGGGGGCGTGATTAGTTACGAGGCTAATCTGCAATCTGGAGGTATCGGAGCTAGGTACTTAGGGATTGGAAATAGTAAATCTTATAGAGAAGATACTGTAACCATATCCTTAAGATTAGTCTCGGTATCAACTGGTGAAGTACTTACAGAAACTTTAGTATCTAAAAGTATTTTATCCACAAGCATTTCTCAAGATATATTTCGTTTTATTGAAACTGGTACTGAACTAGTAGAAATAGAAGGGGGTGTTGCTGAGAATGAAAGTGTTTCTATAGCTTTACAAAAGGCAATAGAGACTGGGGTTTTAAATATAATACATATAGGAATAGATAGAGGCTATTGGGAATATGAATAAAATAATAATAATAATATTAGGCATAATGTCGTCACTTACTTTTGCCGCAGACAACGAGATTTTTGTAGAGCAGAGTGGAGCTACTGCTAATCTAGATTTAGAACAGTTGGGTTCAGCTAACTTGATAGGGGGATTACTATCTTCCGCAGGTTCAATGACTCCTTTCGATTTAGACGGTAGTACAATGACGCTTGACGTAAATCAAATAGGAGATACTAATAAATTTCTAGGTGATATATGGGCTGATAACTTTACAGGGTATTTTAATTTTGATGGTAGCAGTAATGCGTTTACTATTCAAGTAGACCCTTCTAATACATATGGAGCAGATGGTTCAAATGTAAATGTGCAAGCTACAGGTAGTAGTAATACATTTACGCTAGACCTAGCAACAGCTTCTATGTCAAGTAATACTGATTTAGATTGGATTATTAATGGTGATAGTAACACTATTAATGCTGATATAGATTATGATGGAGCAACAAACTACATGGATATTGATGGAGATTCTAACACTGTAAACTTTGATGGGCAAGGTTATGCAGGAGGGTATTTCTACCTTGACCAAACAGGTAGTAGTAGAACTTTTAACATCAATCAAATGAGTACCAATGATAATGACTGGCTTAAAATACTTAGTACTGGTTCTGGTGGTACTGTCTGTATCATTCAAAACGATGGCGGCAGTTCAGTCGGTTGCTAATATAGGCAACATAACAGAACTTAAAGGGTCGGGCAGGGTAGTAAGGGATAAAGATTATATAGCTTCTTTAGCTCTTGATATAAATAGTTATGATAATGTTCAAACTTCTAATGGAAGAATGGGCATTACTTTTTTAGATGACAGTCAGGTTAGATTGACTGAACACTCTGAACTTATCATAGATGAGTTTATATATGACCCTGACCCTTCCAAATCGAAGATGGCTCTAGAGTTTGCTAGTGGTACTGCAAGATTTATCACAGGAAAACTAGCAACTGTAGACAAACAAAATATATTTATAAAAACTCCCAGTGCTACGATAGGTATTCGTGGTACTGATTTTACTGTAACTGTAGATGAAATAGGTAGGAGTTTAGTTATATTATTACCAGACGATGACGGTCTTCCAAGTGGAGAGATTGTTGTTGCAACAGCTATGGGACAAGTGGTTCTTAACAAACCTTACCAAGCTACTACGGTTTCTATGTATGAAGCCAAACCAACCAACCCTGTTATCCTTGACTTAACACTTGAGTTAATTGATAACATGTTAATAGTAAATGCACCAAGGGAAGTAAAACAAAATGAGGGACAAGATGGAACTAGTAATACTAATGTTTTGGATGTTGACTTCCTTGAGTTTGATGATTTAGAAATAGACTATTTAGCTGAAGATGATTTAGAGTTTACAGAATTAGATGTTAATTATCTTGATGTTAATTTTCTTGAAGACTTACTAGATATTATAGAAGATGTAAACGAGCTAGACCAAACAGAATCTTTACTACGAACAGATATAAACTTAAAGGGTACTCAGTTGGGCTTTGATTCTAACACACAAATAAATACTTTCTTAACAGACAATGTGCTAACTTTCTATAAAGTTTTAGAAGATACTGTGCGTTTAGACTTAGATAGGGATGGAGGGTACACAGTACTCTTAGTCCAGAATGGAAAGGGAACACAACTTGTCATTAACGGAGGAGGAAATTCTAGTATCACTATAAACCAAGGAGATTAAATGGGCTATAAAAGATTTATAAGATATAAGTATGGCTATCCTCTGTCTAGGATAGGTACTTTACTAGATATAACAGTATGAAGTGGGCATTAACTTTACTAGGTATATTAACATTACCTTTATTATTTAACTCAGAACCTTTAGAAGTACTCAGGCTTAAAACATTTGATGCTCTAGTAGAAACACCTAACGCTACTGGGCATTTTACTGTACTGAATATTACGGAACAAGACCTTGATAATTTAGGAGGCTACCCTCTACCTCGCCAAGACTTAGCTAGGATTCATAAAGATATTATGGATGCAGGAGCTTATGGTGTTGGTTGGGTCATGTTGTTTCCACATGCAGATAGAATGGGTGGAGATGATGAGTTTGCTTTAGAGCTTTCTAAGTCTGCAAGTGTCATAGCTATGCCAGAAGTAGACAATGGTCTATATCCTGCTACTCATGGGACAGTTATAAAAGGACCAGATGTTTCCTTACCACAAGCTTCTGGTTTTTTATCGAATGTCGATATACTAAAACAGTCAGCCTCTCAAGGTGCAGTCTCTGCTCCAGTAGATGTGGATAATCTTGTAAGACAGATACCTTTATTACAACAAACACCTACAGGTTGGGTAGCTTCTTTTGGTACAGAAGTTTTAAAGATACTTGGGGGTGGTAATACTTATCAGATTGTCACTAATCAGAATGGTATTGACATGATAAGAGTCAAGGGCATACCCCCAGTAGACACAGATAGTTTTGGGCGTAAGTGGATTAGTTGGGTTGACACACCACAAACAACATTAGAAGAGATGAATGTAGAAAGCACATTTGTCTTTGTAGGTTTTACTGCTAAAGGAATCTCGCCTCAACTTGCAACGCCTGTTGGGTTACTAGAACCTCACAAAATCCAAGCGGCTCTTTCAGAAAGTATGTTACTTGACAGTCCAAAAATTCCAGAGTATAGATTACTTGCAGAACTATTCATATTAATCCTCTCAGGCTTACTCACAGCCTCTCTAATCAATTATCTAGGTATCACTAAGGGGGTAGTATCGGTTGGTACTTTGATGGCAGGAACAGGCTATTTTGGATATAGTGTCATACAAAATAATATACTCATAGATGTCACTTGGTCTTTAATAAGTATGACACTTATTGCTACACTGCAATTCTATTTAAACTTTAGAACTCAATACAAACTTAGACAGCAAATCAAGAAACAGTTTGAACATTACCTTGACCCACGACAGGTTAAGCAACTGCAAGATGACCCCAGTTCGCTGAAGTTAGGAGGAGATAGACGAAGATGTACATTCCTCTTTACAGATGTCAGAGGTTTTACTAGTTTATCAGAGAGGTTAGAGCCAGAAGAGGTGACTGAAATTATGAATAAAGCTTTGACTATTCAGGCTGATGCAGTTAAAAGAAATGGTGGGATGGTAGATAAATATATAGGAGATGCAATGATGGCAATCTTCAATGCTCCAGTAAGCCTAGACGAACATGAGAATAAAGCCATCCAAACAGCGTTAGAGATACACCGAGATATGGCAGAAGCCAAGCTAGGAATAGAGATAGGTATCGGCATAAATACAGGAGAAGCGGTAATAGGTAATATGGGTAGTGATTCAAGGTTTGATTACTCTGCGATTGGTGATGCCGTTAATCTTGCGGCAAGACTTGAAAGCTCTACTAAAGAAGTAGGCGAGGATATAGTTGTTGGTGTAAATACGATAGCAGGTTCTACTACCCAAGCTAAATTGTTAGACCCTATCTATGTCAAGGGTAAAGCAGAACCTATTATCATATATACAATCTAATCGTCCATCTTCCTAGCATTTAAATTAGATTCGATATAACTATGCACCTCATCTAATTTCTTTGTAGCTTCTCTGACTATTGTATTAAGTGTTGAGTATTCTTCTACACTAAAGTACTTCTTGAGTTGCGTGATGTCCGTACTTAATCTTTCAGTGACTAAGTTGCCTGTCCTATTATACAATAGTTTATATCCAAGCAACTCAGCTTCTTCTCTTTTCTTTTTCATTATTCAATCCCTGTAAAAGTTACAGAGTCTTGCCTCCCTCTTAATCCTGCTTTCATGTAAGTGGTTGCTCGTCCTTCAAAGAAGTTCTGATGCTCAACACCCATGACTTCATCTAGCCAAGTAAGTGGGTTTTCTTTCTGGTCATAGTTAGTCTTCAATCCTAACTGTAGTAACCTACGGTCAGCAATGTATCTGTTATAAGAATACATGTCTTTCTTAGTTAGTCCTTGCAAGTCTCCCATCTCAAACACTAAGTCTAAGAATTTGTCTTCAAGTTCTACCATGTCCCTACAGATTTGATATAGCTCTGCTTTGAAATCGTCTGTCCAAATCTCAATGTTCTCTTGAATAAATTCACGGAACAATTTAGTCATAGCTTCAACGTGCATAGACTCATCACGGATAGAGTAAGTAACAATCTGTCCCATACCTTTCATCTTACCAAAGCGTGGGAAGTTAAGCAAGATAGCAAAGCTACTAAATAATTGTAGCCCTTCTGTAAACGCTGAGTATACTGCTAATGTTTTAGCAATAGTTCTCTTGTCAGACTTAAGTGGTTTAAAGTTACCTACATAATCATGCTTGTCTGCCATCTCTTCATACTCTGAGAAAGCTTTGTATTCTATCTCAGGCATTCCAACTGTGTCAAGTAGTAAGCTGTATGCATCTTGGTGTATAGATTCCATGTTAGCAAACGATGACATCATCATCCTAGCTTCAGGCTTCTTAAAGATAGGCATATACTTATCTACATATCCTGCACCTACGTCTACATCAGACTGTGTAAACAATCTAAATATCTGTGTCAGTAAATGTTTTTCTTCAGGACTTACATCCTGCCAATCTTTTACATCGGTGTGCAGTGGAACTGATTCAGGCATCCAGTGCATTTGATTTTGTAGTTTGTAATACTCATACATCCAAGGGTATTCAAACGGTTTATAATAGTCTCTAGTTGTTAATAAGCTCATGGTTTCTCCTTAACCTTCACAGGCAATACATTCCACATCATCTAAACGAATGCGTGGGATTTTAGTGTTTACGTTTTCTACGTTTCGTGCCGCATTAGTTCTAAAGTAATACAGCGATTTTAGTTTGTTCATTCCATACCAGTGTACATCATTCACATACTGCATGTATTCATCATGCACTTCTTGTGGCTCAGTACTTTTAGGTAGGGTAAAGAATAGATTGACTGACTGTGCTTGACAAATAAACTGTTGTCTTTGATAAGCATGTTCAACAATCCAGATTTGATTTATCTCATTGGCAGTTTTAAATATTTCTTTCTGCTCATCTGATAAGATATCTAAGTGTTGTACCGAACCTTCATGGGCTGAGATATCTTTCCATATTTTTTCTAGCTCTGAGGCTTCAAGTCTCTTAGCTTTAAAAACCCTTTCAAGATATTTGTTTTTAACTTGATAGCTCCCTGATAAAGTTTTATGAGTATAACAGTTAGCCCTGTAAGGCTCAATAGAAGGGGAAGTGCCACTGCATATAATCCCACTACTAGCGTTAGGAGCAATAGCAAGTAGGTTAGTGTTTCGCTTGCCTGTACCGTGTATGTCAGGAGCTTCTCCCCTATCTTGAGCAAGTTCTTTAGTAGCTTGAGTGGCTCTAGATTTGATAAAGGTGAATGCTTTATGATTGAAACCAGTTGCATAAATACCTTCAAAAGGTATGTTCCTACCTTGGAGATATGCATGAAAACCCATTGCACCCAGTCCGATGCTACGTTCACGATATGCCGAATACGCAGACTTAGTAAATCCTTCCTTGCCTGTTCTAATATATTTTTGAAATCGTTTAAAGTTTGCACTGTAGTCTCCTAATTGTTCCGTGTCTACTGCGTTGTCAATATAATGTTGTAGTATATTGTCAAGCATGGTTACTAAATCGTGTATGAAGTTATCATCTTTAGACCAAGCATCAAAGTGTTCAAGGTTTACAGATGAAAGACAACACACTGCTGTTCGTTCTTCGTTTGTAGGTAAAGTAATTTCAGAACACAGGTTGCTCTGTTGTATTTTTAGTCCTAAATCTTTTTGCATTTTAGGCAGGTGTTCATTACAAGTATCAATGTTTATCATGTAAGGTTCGCCTGTCTCTGCTCTGGCATGTATAATCTGCCACCATAAATCTCTAGCGTTTACTATCTTAACAGCCGTGTTAGATTTAGGGTCAATCAATCTCCAGTCTTCATCATTCTCAACAGCTTTTAAGAAAGCATTAGTAATGTTAATACCATTATGAAGATTAAGATTTTTCCTATTGATATCACCACCCGACTCTTTTCGCATGTTAATAAATTCTTCAATCTCTGGGTGACTAATGTCCATGTATGCCGCATAACTTCCTCGTCTTGTAGTGCCTTGATTAAAGGCTAACATTTGTGAGTCTACAACGTGGAGGAAAGGAATGCTTCCAGTAGAACGAGAGCCATGAGAAGTTGAAACACCATTGCTCCTAATATCGCCCCAATATCCACCGATGCCTCCACCACTACTTGCGAGCCATACGTTCTCATCATAGTGAGCAGATAAACCACCCCTGCTGTCAGGAACATAATTGAGAAAACAACTGATAGGAAGCCCACGGCTCGTACCTCCGTTACTAAGTATAGGAGTGCTGAACATGAACCAACGAGAGGAAGCGTAGTTATAAAGCCTTTGAGCCAATTCAAAATCTGTGTCCCCTTTGTAGGTTGCTCCGTAGACGGAGGCTCTTGCGAATGCTTCTTGTGCATGTGTTTCTTTCTCCCAAAAGTATCTATCCTTTAATGTGTCAAGACTAAACTTGTCAAATGTATTTTCTTTATCATAATCTATTTCAATTCCTAGATAAGGTTTCTTACCTAACTTATCATCTACCATTGTCTGTGTCCTTATCAGTTGAATTCCGTTGTACATACAAAGCTATTATAGCATAGTGTATAATCTTATGCAAGTCCATTTCAGACTTACCATTCTTTTTTCCATACCTCATTGCATACTTCATAATGTTACCCATACAAAAACCTTCTCCATGTCCTGCATCTAGTATCATATCAGTCGCTTGGTACTTACCGTTAGCATAGTGTTGGTCATATGTTTGATTTACATATAGTATTATATCCTTTATAATATCATCTTCTTTAAATTTATAGTTCATT